AATACACTAACGAAGAAAAACGTGAACGTGAAGAAGCAGAACTTGCTGAACTGTTAGAACAGCAAAAGATGGCTAAAGAAGGTAAGGTAGAAGAACAAGAAGAAGAAGAACCTACCAGTGCAGAAGAGAAGACGTTTAAAAAGCGTTACTCCGATTTGCGCCGACATCAACAAAAACAGGCTGAAGAGTTTAAAGCTGAACTAGATGCAATGAAACGGCAGCTAGAACAAGCTACTAAAAATGAAATGAAGCTGCCTAAGTCAGATGAAGACATTGAACAGTGGGCATCAGACTACCCAGATGTAGCAGCTATCGTTGAAACAATTGCTATGAAGAAGGCACGTGAGCAATCTACTGCTCTTGAAGAACGCCTTAAAGTAATTGATGAAATGCAAATTAGTGCTACAAAAGAAAAAGCCGAAGCAGAACTGATGCGATTGCATCCTGACTTTGATCAGATTCGTGACAGTGACGAGTTTCATACATGGGCTGATGATCAGCCTAAGTGGGTGCAAGATGCACTATACGACAATGACAACGATGCACGTTCTGCAGCAAGAGCCATTGACTTGTACAAAGCTGACATGGGTATTTCTACTAAGAAAGCTAAGTCAGATAAAGATGCAGCAAAGTCTGTAGCAACAAAGAATAGTCGCAGCAAGCCTCAAGAAGACGATACAGGTTCGTTTATTAAAGAGTCTGTTGTGCAGAAAATGTCCCCTCAAGAATACGAGAAGAGGGCAGACGAAATCATGGAAGCTATCCGCAGTGGAAAGTTTGTCTATGATGTATCTGGTTCAGCTAGATAAATTAAATAAAAAAGAGTTGACAAATAGTTAATAATAAATATAACTATAGTCAGACAAGTGTAACTAAGGTAGCTCCTTGGTTACATAAGTCATCCGCAAACATCAATACTCCTTTCGGATTACCTGAATAACATGGCCTACTAAATACATCGGCGGCCACCTTTGTATACAGTACACCCTACGTTAGTCAGCCTCTGCTAAGAATTGTAATGTTTGCATCTGTGAACAATGCTAATAATAGGAGATATTACAATGGCATTTGGAAGTGCAGTAGGTTGGACTAACCTACCAAACGGAAATTTTTCACCAGTAATCTACTCCAAACAGGTGCAACTTGCTTTCCGCAAGGCCGCTGTTTGTGAAGGGATTACTAATTCCGACTACTTCGGTGAAATCGCTAACATGGGCGATTCAGTGAAGATCATCAAAGAACCTGAGATTTCAGTTTCAGAATACCTTCGTGGTACAACAATCGTTCCACAAGCAATTGACGATGCTGACTTCTCACTGACAATCGACAAAGCAAACTACTTTGCATTCAAAGTCGATGACATTGAAGAGGCGCACAGCCACGTTAACTTCCAGTCTCTGGCAAGTGATCGTGCTGCGTATCGTCTTGCTGATCAGTATGACCAAGATGTTCTTGGCTACTTGTCAGGTTACTCGCAGTCAGCCCTGCATGCAAATGCAGACACCGTGAACACAACTGTTAACGGTACAAAGGCAAACACTACTGCTGGTTCAGACGAATTGCTTGCAGCTAACAAGCTGGACGCATCTGACTTCAATGCTGGTGTTGCTGCTCAGTCAATTGGTATCGTGCCTCGTGCCGGTACTTCTGGCGTACCTTCAGCAACCGGTACTGCTAACCCACTGCAGATCATTGCACGTATGGCACGTAAGCTAGACGAGCAAAATGTTGACAGCCGTGGGCGTTGGATTGTGATTGATCCAGTTCTGAAAGAAATCCTGATGGACGAAGAGTCACGTCTCCTTGACGCTGACTTCGGCGGTTCAGGCTTGCAGAACGGTTTGATCTTGAACAACCTGCATGGTTTCCGTGTGTACGTGTCTAACAACCTGCCAATTCTTGGTACTGGTCCATCAACTACTGGTGGTACTAACGCTACTAACTTTGGTGTGATTGTAGCTGGACATGACTCAGCGGTTGCTACTGCAGAGCAGATTAACAAGACAGAGACATACCGTGACCCTGACAGCTTTGCTGACATTGTTCGTGGCATGCATCTCTATGGTCGCAAAATTCTGCGTCCAGAGGCTCTTGTTAACGCAATCTACAACCTCGCCTAGTAATGGGTACAGTAAGGGAGTGGGAAACTGCTCTCTTACTTTTTTGTTTTAATTGGAGAATAAAAAATGTCTGCAAAATCTGATTACTTGGAGAACGCCATTCTGGACCACGTGCTTGGTACGTCAGCATTGTCTTCTCCAACTGTTTACATTTCATTATACACATCCGATCCGGGTGAAACTGATTCAGGTACAGAAGTGTCTGGCAATGGTTATGCAAGGCTTACTGCTTCGTTTGGTGCAGCTAATAGTGGTAGCGCATCTGGCCCAACATCTGTAACTGAATTTACTGCATCCGGTGGTGCATGGGGGACTGTTACACATTTTGGTATTCATGATGCAGCTTCTGCAGGCAATCTGTTGTATTACGGTGCGTTGACAGCGGCTAAGACAATTGCTGATGGTGACACTCTACGTTTTGCGATTAACAGCATTACCATAACAGAGGCTTAATATGGCTCTTATTATCGCTGATCGGATTAAAGAAACCACCACTACAACTGGCACGGGTACATATACTCTTGCTGGCGCAGCTGATGGTTTTGAATCTTTTGCTGAAATAGGCGATGGTAATACTACTTATTATGTGTGTACTGCCGGAACTGACTTTGAAGTAGGAATAGGTACATACACAGCCACTGGGACAACACTTGCTAGAACAACTATTTTGCAGTCTAGTAACTCTGATGCAGCGGTTAACTGGACGGCTGGCGAAAAAACTATTTTCTGTACTGTTCCTGCTGAAAAGTACGTCTTTCAAGACGCAAGCGGGAATGTTTCTGTAACTGGAACAGTAGATGGTCGTGACATTGCAACGGATGGTACAAAGCTAGACGGTATCGAAGCTGGTGCCACTACTGATCAGACACCTTCAGAAATCCTTACAGCAATCAAGACAGTAGATGGCGCAGGTTCTGGGTTAGATGCTGACTTACTCGATGGGCAAAATGGCTCTTATTATACTAGCCGGACAAGCAATATCAGCACCCTAACATCGTCCGATGATCTAGACAATCTAGGAACTGATTATGGTTGGTATAAGTGGTCAAGTTCTGTTCCCTCAAACGCTCCAGCCGCTTATGGCATGATGCTTAACTTTACTGATGGCAGCCAACCTCAACAGTTAGTTCAAACTTATGGTGGGGCGACAAATAAAGTCAGCTTGTACGGCAGAAGGAAAACCAGTGGTACATGGGATACTTCGTGGACAGAATATTTAACATCAGACAGTGATATCAATGTTGACAGCGTAGACATAAACAACGCAGGCATCACCACCAATGCCGGTCTACAAGTTGAGTCTGCTGACGCTAGTTCATCACCAATCGTAGCGAAAAGCGGATCATACGATACTGTGGTCAGTGTATTACCTTGGTCTAATGGAACAACCATCACAGGTAGCGGTATCTATTACGACACTGGAAACTGGGTACACGCCTCCGACACTGACTACAACTCCTTGTTTTTATTCTCTGGGGCCAATGGCGCGCGGTGGTATGCTTCAGACGATGGCACGGATTCGTGGAACCTTACCGGCGGCTCGGATGCAAATCTCTGGAACAACGCGGGACAGTGGAGCGGCGATATCAATACAACCGCAGATATCAATGTTGGTTCTATCGCTTTCAGTGACACAAGCCCAACGATTTCCGAAAGTGGCAACTATGTACGCATCCAGACATCTACTGGTTACTTAGACGTTGGATCGAACAATACTTCTTGGGTACACTTTTACACGGACAGACCTGGCTTCTATTTAGGGGCTGGGGCTGCGATAAACGGCAATTTCAGGCCATACACTTCTGCTAGCAAGGATTTAGGCACAAGCACCCAATTGTGGCGTGACTTATATGTCAATGACCGCATCTTAATGGCTGACGCTGGCACGATCACAAAGGCATCCCAGACCGCTGATACCTCAAGTATGTACATCGGCACAAACGCTGGTATTGGTATGGGTAACACAGCAACCCTTGAAAACAATACTTTTATAGGTTTTGAAGCGGGTAAAGTTGCCTCTACTGCTACGAATTGTACAGCTATAGGTCATAAGGCTTTTTCAGCTGCCTCTACTGCGACCGGGGTTACGGTGGTTGGTGCTTTAACAGCAGCTGGTACTTCAGCAGGGCACTATTTAACTGCTATGGGCTATTCGGCTGGAAGCATTGCGGATACTACGGTATATAGTGTGGCAATGGGAGGTTTTTCTGGCAACATTTTAACTACTGGCGATGACAATGTTAACATAGGTCATGATTGTGACATGGTTTCCAGTGGTACAACTGACTCAACGTGTGTTGGTTATAGGGCGCGGGCAGGTAGTTATTCTGTAAGCATAGGTCATACAGCACAGTGGAGTATGGTTGCTGGTGGTAATTATAATACGTGTGTAGGCATGCAGTCGGGTTACGATATGGATGGCGGTGATTGGTGCGTTTTTATGGGCTATCGGGCTGGTTACGCTGGCGGCACTGGCAGCGACAACGTAGGACTTGGCTCATACTCTATGGACGCTTTAAGTAGCGGCACAGACAATACTGGTGTAGGTCATTTATCTGGTACTCGTGTAACCACTGGTTCTAATAATGTATGTGTGGGCCATAACGCTGGTTATATTATAACCACTCAAAGCACAATTACCTGCGTGGGACATGATGCTGGTGCTAGCCTTTCAGGAAGTTCAAACTGCACCATTCTTGGAAATGGGGCAAACGCATCTGCTTCTGGGTCAACAAATCAGATTACTCTTGGCAACGCTTCTATAAGCAGCCTACGATGTAATGTAACCTCAATATCAAGTCTGTCTGATGAGCGTGACAAAACGGCAATTGAAGACATTCCCTATGGTTTAGACTTCATAAATGCAATGCGTCCTGTCGAATTTACTTGGAATAGGCGTGACGGCTCTATGGGTGCAACAAAAGATATTGGCTTTATTGCACAAGAGTTAGCCGAAGTTGAAATGGATTTTAGTTCAACTAGCAGAACTAGAATGGTTTCATTTGACGACCCAGAAAAATGGGAAGCTGCTCCGAATAGAACTTACCCAATACTTATTAAAGCGGTACAAGAGTTATCCGCTAAATGCGAAGCCTTAGAGGCTAGAATACAACAACTGGAACAAGGAAATTAAAAATGGCTGTAAACGAATTGGAACGTGATTTCTTACGCATCTTGCATGAGTGTGACATGATCGAAAGTGTAATCGCTGGATTAAAAATGGACGATGCTACGGATGCTGAAAAAAAGCAATCTGTTGGCAATATCGTTATGAAGCTGGAAACAGATATGCTTGATGACAAGTGGACGACAGCAGGCAAAGACTGCACTCGCATTAACGAAGTCATTGCTGCTGGGCGTACTTACTGGAAGGCTTAGTTGTTTAGCTGTAGTAAAATAAATAGGATATAGATAGATGATTTCATCTGGTGCAATAAGTGCGTTTCCCCTATCCTCACTCGCATCAGGAACCTTTAATGCTTCTGCAAACATATCTGGTGCAGGTTCTGGTGCTGGCAGTGCAGTAGCTACACTTTTAGTAAACGCATCTATCTCTGCTTTTGGTACTTCATCTGCAGTAGGCATAGGTTTACTTTCAGGCGATGTCCTTGTTTCTGGTTTTGCTACTGTATCTGGAGCATCTTTACGTGTAAGCCCTGCAGCTACAAGTGTATTAGGTGCGGCAACAGCAACAGCAAGCCCTGTAAATGTAGCAGTTACTACGGCTAGTGTTTTAGGTGCAGGTACTACAACAAGTGTAGCAAATGCAATTAGACCTGCCGCTACGAGTGTTTCGGGTGCAGCTACATCTTCACCAGCTAGTGGTTCATTTGTTGGAAATCCGACAGAAACCATAAATGGCGTAGCTACAACTGTTGGTGTTAGCACTGTAAGGCGATTACTTTCTGCAAGCGTACAAGGAAACGCCCAGATTACGGGTGGCGGTCTTCGGATTGCGGATGGGCATAGCGCAGTAAACGGTGTAGCTACAACATCTATATTTACTATTCTGATACAAGGTGCGTTTGGAAACTTATCGGGATTAGCTAGCGTTTATGCTGCTGCTAGTGTATTTAATTATTTCAATCTAAGAGATGCATACGATAGAAAACGCCTAGTATATGTTGAAAGACAGCCATCTTCAGTAGAAAGAACGGTTAATGTAGCCAATGTAGTACGCTTCGCATGGATAGGAACCACAGATAACTCACAAGACAGGACTGTAATGGTTGAAAAACAAAGTAGGGTAGCGTATAGCGAACCGCAAACAACAGCATTTGAACGCACCGTAAGAGTGGCAGCATAGGAGTAAAATATGTCTTTTCGTTGGCCTAATAAAGACCCAGATGAATTGCTGGACTACAGTGTAGACTGGTCTAGGTTTCTTGGTACAGGTACTATTAGTAGCGTAGTATGGTATGTTAATAATGCTAGTGGAGTTAAGACTGTTCTTACGCCAACAGGAACAGTACATAACCTACGCAGTGTATCACAGACTATTAGTAGCAATAACCAAATTGCAACAATCTATTTAGCGGATGGAACTAATAATATTCAGTATACCATTTTCTGTCAGATTTCAGATAACACAGGCAATATTGCAGAACGTAGCATCAAACTTAAAGTGAGAGAAAAGTAATGGCATATGATTTTTTAGGACTGGTAAATCAAGTTAACCGTAGACTTAACGAAGTAGAACTTACTTCTGCTAACTTTGCCACAGCTTCAGGTTTTTATGCGCAGGCAAAAGATGCAGTAAATGCCGCTATTCGTGATATTAATCAGTATGAATATAATTGGCCTTTTAATCATGTAGAAGAGGAAGATGTTCTTACTGCTAACATTACTCGTTACTCATTTCCTTTCGATGCAAAGCTAGTTAACTTTAACACGTTTAGAATTAAGGAAGATACGACACTAGGCAATGCAACAAAAAAATTAAAAGTGATTGCTTACGAAGACTATCTAAATAACTATATTGGCTATGAATACGATGTAACTAATGCGTCTTCTGCCCTGCCTACTTTTGTATTTCAATCTCCGGCTGAAGAATATGGAATGGTTCCACCACCAGATAAAGCATACACTGTAGTCTACGAATACTACCGCATGCCTGTAGACTTGATTTTAGACACAGATGTACCCACTATTCCTGAAAGGTTTATGCACGTTATTACTGACGGTGCTATGCACTATGCATACTTGTTTAGGGGTAATTCACAAGACTCATTGATTGCTAAAGAAAAGTTCCAAGAAGGAATTAAAAACATGCGTTCAGTGTTAATTAATCGTTATGATTATGTGCGTTCTACTGCATTAGGCACTCAGGCTAGCTTTATTGTTAAGGTGTAAGCATTTAACACTTGACAAATGCGTTTAAATATGTAAAACTATAGTATAGGAATTAAGTAGAATGCCAGATTCATGGAATACATTTCCCATAGAATTTAGAGAAGGGCTAATTACTAACCTCAGTCCACTACAGCAAGGCATAAATCAGCCGGGTAGTGCTAGAGTCTTAATTAATTTTGAACCATCTGTCGAGGGTGGATACAGAAAAATTGAGGGTTATGTAAAGCACGACACCGATACTGTAGCTGGTTCTGGTATTATTCGTGGTCTTACATTTTACGGTGGTCGTGTTTATGCCGCTAGAGGAACAGAGTTATACAGATCATCTGGTAGTGGCTGGACACAAATAACAAACAATGCTGCTTTTTCTAGTGTCGGTATTAGTTTAGGCGGCTCTGGAATTGTTAGATTTGAAAAGTACGATTTTAACGGTACTGAAAAACTATTTATTGTAGATGGTTCTAGCAAGCCTTTTATATTTGATGGTAATGCGGGAACACTAACAGAGTTAACAAGTTTAAGTGGCGACTTTACTGGATGTGATTTTGTAGTACAGTTTGCAAATCACTTGTTTTTAGCTAACGGACAAAACTTATTTTTCTCTGCTCCTTATAAAGATACAGACTTTAGTGTAGGTAGCGGCGGTGGTGTTATTAACATCACAGATGATGTAACTGATCTGATTGTTTTTCGTGAGCAGTTAATCATATTCGGTAAGACCGTTATCAAACGTATTACTGGAAATAGCATAGCAGATTTTCAGTTGCATGACATCTCTACTGACTTGGGTGCTATTCAACCAGATACAGCAAAAGAGGTTAGTGGTGACGTAGTATTTCTTGGACCAGATGGCATACGTACATTAGGTGCTACTGACCGAATTGGTGACTTTAATCTTGCTGTTTTATCTAAACCAATTCAGTCACAGGTTACTAACTTCGTAGACAACTCAAGTGCTTTTTGCTCTTTAGTAATTAGAAACAAAAGCCAGTATAGATTATTTGGTTATGCAAGTGGTGTGTCAGATGCATCTAGTCTAGGTGTAATAGCATCACAAATAGGTGAAGGACAATTTGCTTGGGCAGAAACTCGTGGCATTAATGCACGTGTAAGTTTCAGTGAATATATAGATGATGAAGAACGTATTTACTTTGCTAATGATGATGGGTATGTATATAGATTAGAGCGTGGTTCTAGTTTTGATGGAGAAAACATTCTAGCAACATTTGCTAGTCCTTTTCTGACTTTTCAAGACCCTAGACTACGTAAGACTTTTTATAAAGCACACTTATACACCGATCCAACAGGTTCAGTAGAAGTAGACTTTCAGTTAATACTTGACTTTGACAGGGCTAATACTAGCGTTGTTCAGCCAAACATCATACCGTTAGCTAATAACACCAGTAATTTTTCTAGGTTTGGATCACCATCAGCTACATACGGTACGGCAACATACGGTTCAGGCAACGTGGACAGCATACTAGAAACACAGATAATTGGGTCTGCATATAATGCATCAATAACATTAACATCTAATGATACTAATCCACCTTTTTCACTAGATGCTATTATTATTGAATTTGCAATAAACGGAAGAAAGTAATACTATGGCAGGTTATACCAGACAAGCAGCAGCTAATATTGTAGCTAATAACATTATTGATGCTAACGACTTTAACGATGAGTTTAACGCTATTGAAGCAGCGTTTAGCGCATCAACAGGGCATACTCACGATGGTACTGCAGCAGGTGGCGCACGTATTCTTGAGATTGGTCCTACCGGTGATCTTAACGTATCGAGTACCCAAGTTACACCACTGACAAGTAATACACTTGACTTGGGATCAATAGGCGCACAATTTAAAAATCTGTATATTGATGGTAATGCATACATTGACGGCTTTGATGAAGATACTACATTCCTTCTTGCCAATAAAGTACAGTTCCGGGATAACGCTCTCTACATTCACTCGTCTGTAGACGGTCAACTTGATATTGCTGCAGACGTAGAACTGCAAATTGTTACACCTCTTGTAGATTTAAATGGTGACTTAGATGTATCAGGTAGCATTACTGCAGGAACAACAATTGAAATTGGTGCATTTAGCGTAGACCAAACTGAACTGGGTATTCTTGATGGTGCAACGGTAACAACGGCAGAGTTAAACATCCTAGATGGTGTTACCGCTACTGCTAGCGAAATTAATATTTTAGATGGTGCAAACATTACTACTGCAGAACTTAATATTCTGGACGGTAGTAATGCTGCATCGGGTGTTACCATTAATACCGTAGACAGGCTTATTCTCAACGATAGCAGCGTAATGAAACAAGTTGCTATGACGGACTTTGAAAATTACTTTGAAACGTACCTTGTTTCAATGCCTAACGTAACAACTGTAGGCGCACTTAATGCTGGCTCTATTACTAGTGGTTTTGGCAATATTGACACTGGCTCTTCTACTATTACCACTACAGGTGCAGCATCTCTTGGAAATACTTCTGTAGGAACCCTTAATGCTAGCGGTGCTGCTACACTGTCTTCTACCTTATCTGTAACCGGAAACTCTACGCTGTCAGGTAACTTGACTGTGCAGGGTAATACTACTATTGGTAACGCCGCGACAGACACAGTAACATTTATTGCAGATGTATCTTCTAATATTATTCCTTCTAGTACTAACACATACACACTTGGAAATAGTTCCAACTACTGGTCTAATGCTTATATGCAAAGCATTAACACAACCAGTAATGTGGCTGTCGGCGGTAACTTAACTGTTACAGGCAACCTTACTGTTAACGGTTCTACTACCACTGTCAACACAGCCAACACAGTCGTAGCTGATTCTTTGATTGAACTAGGTAATGGTACATCAGGTTCACCTGTTAATGATGCTGGTATTGTTATTGAAAGAGGTACATCTTCTAATGCCTTTATTGGCTGGGATGAAAGCCTCGATAAATTTGTAGTTGGTACGGGATCATTTACGGGAGCCTCAACGGGTAACTTATCTATTACTACAGGTACTTTGTTAGCTAACATTGAAGGTATAGTAAACGCATCGACATTTAAGATTAATGGAACAACAGTTAGTGCTACAGCAGCAGAGTTAAATAAAATAGATGGATTTACTGGTACAGTAACGGACCTTAACTATGCTAAAAGTTTACGTGCGACAGGCGTAACCTCTACTGAATATGATTACCTTGATGGCGTTACAAGCAATATTCAAACACAAATAAACGGTTTGTCTAGTGCTATCGGCAGTGTCAATACTGAACTTGTAAACGATACTACACCGCAACTTGGTGGTCAACTTGACACCAATGGTCAGTCTATCAAGTTTGGTAGCTGGACTATTGTACTTGATGGTACTGACTTAGAGTTTAGATATAATAACGCTGCTAAATTTAAAATAAGTTCTGCTGGTACTGTTACTGCGGCAGGTAACGTAACTGCCTACGGATCACCATAATGACACTGCAATCTTCTGGTGCGATATCATTAGCTAATCTAGCCTCCGAATTTGGGGACGGTGTTCCGCATTCTATGTCAGAGTTTTACAAGGGTGGCAGCTTAGTGCCAAGCACGGTTCCAGATGCTGTAACTGCTAGTAATCTTGGCGGCACCAATTCGACTAACAAGAGAACACCTGCAAACGGTGGTTATGATCCACAGATAAATACTTTTAGTCGGCTTTACACGCAGGCACTGTGGGGTGACAACGGCAGTACAATTACTTTTGATAGAAACTTTACTGTCAATAAAACTGGTACTTATAGCTATTATGTTGATTTTTACATCCAAAATGCGACTAAAACTGCGACTCATACTTTATATGTTGGGGGAACTCAAGTGGCTACACATAGCCTTACAGCAGGTAACAATACTAAGACTGCTACTGGCACTTTATCGGTTACTGCTGGTCAAGTAATAAGAGTAACAGGAAGCGGTGATTCAGCAGGCTGGGCGGTTATGAGAGTTTACATAGGTGGTAGTAGTTATAATAACGCTAGTATAGATTTACCAGTAAACACAAGTGTACCAACTTCTGGTGTAATATCATTATCAAATTTTTATGGCGCAAGAGACTCGTAATGGATATGACAAATTTAATAGATACTCTTATTGGTTTAGTTTTGTTTGGTTTTGGTTGGTGGGCTAATAACACCACTAAAGAACAAAAGCGTATAGAGATTTTGTTAAACAAAACACGTGAAGACTATGCTACACGTATAGAGTTGCGGGATGATATGCGGCAAGTTATGGAAGCCTTGCATCGTGTTGAAGATAAACTAGATAAGGTACTGAGTAGGGATTAAAAAATGGCAATGTTTAAAGCATTTAAACCTAGTGGCATGGAAAAGATAGCACGTGTTATGGGCTATCAAGGAAACATGCAAGGTTTTCAAGATTACGTCTCCCAAGACCCTATGCGTCAACAACAGATGCAGAACTACACTAATCAAGCTATTCAGATGGCTAAAGGTGGAGTGGTTAAAAAGTATCAAGAAGGCGGTGATGTAACAGAACAACAACCGCTTCCAACACCGGCTATAGGTACTTTTAGTGTAGATCAAATGTATAACCCAGCACTACCAATAGGCGGTGCGACAATTGCAGCAACAACGCAGTATGATCCTACGCAAGATGTAGCAGCAGGTACAGGACAGCTTACTGGTCAGGTAGCAGTGCCGACAGCTATGGCTGAAACAGCGCAGGCTACGCCAGTAAATCAGACACACGCTAATACAATGCAAGCCGCAGAAGCTGCTCCTGCAGTAGATGCCGCTATGAACGCCACACAAGCAGCACAGGCAGACCCTAGTGATCCTCGTTCACAGGTTACAGCAGCACAACAAACAGCCTCCTCAGTGGGCAACCTACAGGCCGCACAGGGCAATGCAGTACTTATTAACAATCCTGTACAGCGTCAAATACAATCTGGTGAAATTATTACAGGAACAGGCGTAGACGCACAGGCTGCTGCTCAACTAACAGCGCAGACACAAGCTGCCGCAGCTACGGCTAATCCTAGCCAGCAAGCAATGGTACAAGATCAGTTGGCTGGTCTAATGAACCAGTTCCAAGGCGGTGCTACACCAGCATGGGCAGCAGGTGCTATGCGTAATGCTACAGCACAGATGGCTGCACGTGGATTGGGTGCATCATCTCTTGCAGGTCAGGCACTTGTACAAGCTGCTATGGAATCTGCTATGCCAATTGCACAGGCTGACGCACAGACGATAGCTAAATTTGAATCACAGAACTT